GTAGGAGGTTCGCGTAGGACTCACGCTTGCGCCGAACATCCCGGGACTCCTGTTGGAGCCCAAGTACCTCTTCTCTGTGGAGCGAACGGTTGTACCGCCGCTTACCACCGAGGACAGTACCGGGGTAGTAGGACCATAGCGTGAGACAGCCCAGAGGTTCTTGAGACCGGGGAAGTAGTTCCCGTAACTCAGGATTTATCTGACTCTCCATTTCAGCGCAAAGGGCATGTAAGCCCTTCCTGGCAGCGTTTTTACAAACGTCAACCCAGGACTGAATGGAAATGGCTGTATTACCGCACTCGAGGTCACTTACGTACAATGGAGTCACGTCGACTCCTTTGAACGCATCCATTCCGCAACTTTCGCGGAAGTGACCTTCCGTATGAGTTTTCATACGGTTCACGACAAGCTCGCAGTGAGCTAGTGCGCGAGTGAGGGAAGACACTGCTGAAGACGGCAAAATGATGTCGTCTCCAAAGACGCGGACCTTCTGTGCAGCCTTCCGAATAGCCGAATGACTCGGCCACTGGTTGGCTTCGTAGAGAATGCATGCAATCGCAATGATTGCATACACAATCGACTGCACAGGAAAGGTGGTCCCGTTCCCCATAGGTGCGTACTTATTCAAACGAATAAAGTACGGCTCACCGACCTTGGTGGCATTGACAAGCCACCGAGTACGACAAGCATGGAGGGCAATTAGGATCGATGGATTCGACCGAAATATCCGCTCCACTACCCAGCATGAAAGGCGATCGGACGCTGCCGAAAGATCGACAGTCGCCAAATCACCCCAGGCTGATGCTTCAAGACAGGCTCTCTGTGAGAGCCCTTGCTTCTTGAAGTCAATGGTAGAACGAAGGGTTCGCGGCATGTTGTCGCGAAACCAACGCATCAGTCCAAGTTGTATGTACTGATGCGCGACCGGCTCTGAGGCAATCATCCTTGGGCCTTTAAGAGTCTTTGGCACGGCAAGAAGCCGCGCCGGTTTCTCTGCAAGGCTTGGATGAGGAACCTCGCTGCAGATTAGGTCTTCTCGAGAAAGCCCGAAGTAGTTGAACGGAAAGATCCGTTCAAGCTTCAGAGGCCAACAAGGGAAGGAGTATTTGTCAATACCCCTCCGACCGTCTGCAACAGCACCTGGTCCATGTTTGGGCTTTATTTCACGCCAGTCGAACTCCGGAAACCGGCTAATGAGCTGGTCCGCAGTCGCCTCCACATACCGAATTAACGGGTGGGGGGCTGGGTCGTATGTACGACACCAGTCTGGTGTGTCATCAGTATCGAGCAAGCTGACACGAGATCTTCCCTTGTGAGGGAAGAGATCATCGCCAACCCAATCAAGATTGGGGCGGCGCAGCCCGCTATCAATTGCCCGATACGCTTCGACCTCTGCGAGGATGGCAGCATTGCTGCACTCCTTTCTTACCTTCTTGGCCAGGTACAAGACCTGGCGTAGGAAGGTAACTGCATCGGCCGAGGCTTGATGTTTAATAAAGCCCGACTCATCAAAAATCTCAGAAAACAGACCATGAAGGAATTGCCGCGAAGGCGCTTCCACCTTTCCGAAGGTTTCGGGAAGTTGGTCTGCCCAGAGACGCCCACTTGAGAGTGCTTGGTCTAGGACCTTGCCTCCCTCGGGCATGTCAATCATGATGAATGACAAGCCATGGGACTTGGTGAGTCGCTCTATTCGGATAAGATCACCGAACAGAGTCTTTTGCAGGTCTC